ACTGTGATAGGAACTGGCCCGAACGGGTACGTTATTATGAGTTCCAGCCAGACGCCATTGACGATGGCGGTTTTCACATCGTCGAGTAACGTGACGGGTTCTGGGTCAGGAACCATGACGGGGGGGACGAATGCTGGGTACGCATTTAACGGCACGACGATCAATCTTCCTGGCAACAACTTTTTGTTAGGAGAAGGGGTTTATTTGAGTACCAGTAACGCTGTGTCTCCTGCTCCTTTGACATGGGGATCGACGTACTATGTGATTCCAGGATCTAACGGAACCATTCAGCTGTCGTTAACGAGCACGGGGGCGATCGCAGGATTAGCAATCACTTATACTTCGAGTCAGACCAAAACAACGTCAGACACATTTACGTTGAATGTGCCAGCGATTGCTGGGACTCCGTCATTGCAATGGGTGGCCAGCAACGATAACGTGGATTGGGTTCCTTACACAGCGACTCCGTTTGGGCAGACCATCAGCAGTGTGACGTACAGTTCCTATTTTTCGACGGGAACCGTCAATAATTTTGATTTTGGTCATATGGATTACGGATACCTTGGATTAAAGGTAGTGACTCCGACGTCAGGAGCCATAAATGTGTCGGCTCGAGTGGTAGGGAATGCCCCCTGATGCCACTCAGTAAAAGCAAATCCGAGAAGGCATTTCATTCCAATATAAAGGAAATGGTGAAGGCGGGTCATCCTGTGAAACAGGCAGACCCAAAGGAAGGCAAAAAAATGAATCGAGGGCCGAACAAAGGACCACAGGGCAAAGACGATGAGGGAGATGGAAACGAGGCTTATATAGGATGTCAGGAGGAGTACGAGGAGGAAGGGCATAAGGACGTCGTGACGGACATTCCTTCTATTAACGGTTTTGACTTGAAGGCACCTGAGGACAACCATACTCCGAACTTTACTAAGGCACCGAAGGGCGAGAAGATCGGCTGGAACTTTCAGCATGGACGAGGGAACGGGGGGATAGGGATATGATTCCGAAGAAGAAAGAGGACTACAATTTTGTGGAGGGGGCAGGTCGTCCTTACGAGATGAATCCGAGGGATGCCTTGGAGAAGACGACGGAAGAACGGCAGAAGCCTGTGATTATTCATCTTGGAGAGTTGAACGGACAGGATGGGAATGAAAGGGCTCCGAAGAATTATCATCGGAAAGCAGGTCGCACAGTTGGCAGTTTTGCAACTCCGACGGATGATCAGAACAGTATTGAGGATGGCTTTGATATCGAGTAAGGACAAGAAGGTCGAGATCAAAACGTGGGGGGGTGGCATCCCCTTTTTTGTGCCGAGTCGATATGACGTGTTGACGAACGATTTTGAGAGACAGAGACCGATTGTGATTGAACTGTCTGATCTGTATGAGGGACGTGGGATGCCGAAGAATTTCACTGATAAGAGGGGCCGGATTATTCCGACGCTGGATCGATACTGGACGGACCAGCATCTGTCGGATACTGTTAACGGAGCCCGAGACATTGAATGAACATCCCCTATGACTACTACCGTTTTCTTATACAGTCGGTGCGCGGGAATTTCCAGATCAACACGGATTATGATGCCTTCGGAGACGAGCTTTATTCAGGCGTGGCAGAAGCTCGAGCATTGGTGGGCGACCCGATCTGGGCCATTGGTAAAGCGGTCTACACGCCAACCGTTATTGGTGGAGCGACCGTGCAGTTATTGACGCACTGGTCGTTCCTTACTGGTGTTGCATGGACAGGTCGTGCAGGACTGACGTTTCCATGAATGCGATTCAGGAACGACGACGCTTGGCGAAGGATGCCAAGAATCTCGCTAAACTGACTCCCGACCAGATTGCCAAGCAGAAGATCGAGTTAGCTGAACAGATTGCTGCGCAACGAGCTCAGTTAGAAGCGATCAAAGGATCAGATCCGTTCTGGTTTTACGAGCCCACCAAAAACACCGTTTCTGAAACGCAGCGTATTTTTCTAAAAGAGTTCCTTCGTGCAGAGGATATTCCAGCCAGACTTGACAGCGCAATGGACGTTCATGCCTGTGAAGCGAACATCATTGGAGTGTCTGGGGGCAACCAGAGTTCAAAGACGACGACCTGCACTATCGAAGATTTGATCAAAGCCTGTCGAGTGATCCCACCGAGTTTGAAGGGAATTTATCCAGAATCGAAGTTACCGAAGAAGAAGTTCAACCGCATTCGTGTCGTATGCGAAGATTACCAGAACGGGATTTTGAAACATAATCTTCCGAACCTGATGCGATGGACTCCTCGCTCCTACCTTATAGATGGGCGTTGGGAGAAAAGCTGGTCTGCCGAGAAGATGCAGTTGACCTTGATTCATCCCGAAGAAAAACAGATCTGCGCGACCATTGAGTTGATGACGAACAATGCTGAGGTGGGAACGTTTCAGGGTCCACCGATCGACAGAGTTCGGTATGATGAGGAACCACGCGAAGACATTTTTGACGAGAATCTTCTGCGGTTTGTGATTTCTGACCATTTGGACATTGCCTTCGGCATGACTCCGACGCATGGTCTTTCTTGGGTATATGACCGACTGTGGAACAAGGATGAGGTTCAGGGCAAAAACTCGGTGCGCTGGTTTCAGCTATGTTCCATTTCGAACCCGAAGGCGAACTTGGAGACTCTTCGTGAAATCTGCAAAAACATCAAACGATACGACGAGCTTAAAATGCGGTTGCTTGGCGAATGGATTTCATTGTCCGGGCTCGTCTATGGGAGTTATTTCAAACGTAGAATCCATGTCATTGCTCCTGAGAAGCTGGGGCTCGGTGCGGGGGAGTACTTGGATTGCCATTGTGCTTCTGCTACTTATGGCGATTTGTCTGTCCCGATCGCTGAACTTCCGCATGTTCCTGATTGTCCTTTTCTTCAGTATGTTGCCTTTCTTGGTCTTGATCCTCACGAGGTTAAAGCAACTGCGGCAGTTATTGTCGGCATAGATCGCGACGAGACGATTTTTGTAGATCGATGTTACAAGGGGGACAAGACCTTGAAGGGAGTTAAACATGACCTCAATTTTCTGCTTTCGAAATATCGTTATGGTTTCGGAAAATGTGATCCTCACGCGGACTCAGATCGAACTGCTTTCGACAATATTAACGCTTGGAAGATCCTTACCCGAGGAGAGAATCCCATCCCGAATCTCAAGAAAGCGGACGCTTATAAGGGATCAATCCTGGCTGGAGTTGATATTATTCGACAGATGCTTATTGGCCGAGATGAGTCGCATCCCCGTCTCATGATCATAGACCGACCTGTGAATCAGGAACTGATTCACAGTTTCCGGACATTACAGCGCGACACCTTCACGAATGAGGACCACCGAGGCCCGAAGGACGCTATTGCGGAAGGAAAGCATGATCATCACGCAGCACTCCGCTACATTTTGCAGAGTCCCTTACGATGGTATCCGTTAGAGCAGGGAACAAACAAAGAGCTATCGAATATTGAAAAATCGATTGAGGCCATGTATGCCTGATTTTTGTGAGTATGGATGTGTTTTATGGAAGCACGAAAAATGTCCTTGCAATTGTGGATGTATGAAATTGAATGGATTCCATTTAGAAAGCGACATCCCGAGGTTAAATATTTGTCATGAGTGGATCTGACGTCTCATTATCGTTCCCAGCCGATAATCAGGTTGAGTACATCGGTAAACCTGGAACCGAAGAGGAAAAACTGGTTCGGCGCGGAATCGACATTATCCGCATGAGTCGCAATGTTCGGAATCTGATTGAATTTCAATGGTCGAAGTCCAATGATCTGTATGATTCCAAGTTTGATAAAAAGGAGATGGCACACTCGGAGTTTCTGGGTGTTCCGCGCATCTTCATTCCGAAGACTTACGCTCAGACACAACGGATGCTTGAAGAAATCCTTGAAACTTTCTTTTTTGATGTGGAGGAGTTTTGCAGTATTCGGACATGGAAAAATACACCACGTGAGACGATTGATATTGTCAAGGCTCTGTTGAATTATCGCCTGAACGATCACCCGATCCAGTCGTATCAGGAGGTCTATGAATTCTGTCAGGATGGGATCAAGAACAAGGTCGGGATCTTCAAAGTTTATCCCCGTTTTAAGATTGTCAAGCGAGAAGGACGCAAGTTCCTTGTTGACGAGAATGCGAATGAGGTGCCCCCGCCAGATAAGAACGCAGATCTTGAAGAACTTGTTCAATTCTTTTCGCCTATCGTCGAGTGTGTTCCCTACGAAGACATATTTCTACATTTTGAATCGACGTGGAAGGACTATTGGCGTAACCCGATTGTGCATCGAGTAAAGCGCAGTCGAGATTACTGCACGAAGCGAGGGTACAAAAATGTCGATCTTATCCAGTGGGCAGGAACGTTTCCGGGGACTGACCTTATCAAGATGCAGAGAAGTCTCAATCAGGGAAGTCCATTCTCAGGAGCGCCGGAAGATATCGAGGAGCAACAGTACATCTGGATCTATGAATGCTGGGATCTTCAACCCGGAAAATTCGGATATTTGGAATCAGGCTCGTTTGTTCTGGGAGGCTCCGCAGAACGCCCCATGGCGCTTATGCGTGGATGGGTAAAAAATGAGCTTCCTTACCAATTCGATCCGACCGAACCCGTACGCCCTCCGTTCGTCGTGGGAACTGCTTTCCCTGAAGCACATGGCATGTACGGAAAAGATTTACCGCAGGTCACGGAAGGCCTCCAGAAGGAAACGAACGCGAGATTTAATGCCGAGCGCGAAGCCTCTGCCCGCGCCCTGCGTCCCCCCGTCCTCGTCAACCGGGGGGCCAATGTTGACTTGATGGCGTTAATGATCCGGAAGATCGGAGGGGTGGTACAAGGCAATGACATCGGACAGGAAGCTATACGGGAGATGGAGATTGCGAACCCTATACCGATTTCGCTCCCGGGCCAGCAGAGGACGGACCAGTTGTATACTGAGATTTCGTCTATTGGGCCGGAACAGATGGGAAGCAATGCGCCTGGGACAGAGGATCAGTCCGCGACTGCGAGCTCCACGCAATCTTCTAATGCCAGCAAAAAAATGAACATGGTGATTCGGAACTTGACTCAGACAGGCATTATTCCGATGTTGCGCTTCCTATTAAGATTGGAGCAGGCGTATGAGTCGGACAGCTTGATTGAGCAGGTGACAGGGAGGGTACTCGGATGGAAGTTCGTAAAAGACAGCGAAGGCAAACACGTCGGACCACGTCCCAGCGTCGTAATTCAAGGGGATTTAGATTTGCAGGTGTCGATCGGAATGAACAAGCAGAACCAATTGGCTCAACTCAAGACCATTACGGAGCTTGGGAGTCAGGCCAATGGTCAGACCACCCAAGCCCTTCAGATTGGAGCCGTAAAGGCTCAGGATGCTAAGTTTTTCAATGTGGTCTGGGCATTCAAACAGATGGCGAAACTGCTTGGGCAGAAGAACATGGATGAAATGTTCTTGCCTGCGATGCAACCTCCTCCACCACAGCAAGGTCAAGGACAGCAGGGTAATCCAAGTCCTCCATCGGTTTCTGGGGGTATGACTCCAGCCCAGATGAATATTTTGAGTCCAAGCTGATGCCAAAATTGACGACAGAACAGCAGGAAGTTGAAACCTTTATCCGTGCTACCGCGCAACAGGCGCAGGCATGGCAGGCTTCTATTACGGCTGATGAAGATCTGGAACGATGGTGTTCTGAGGGGCACTGGACTTATTTGCGTTCCAAAGTTCTGGATGTGATTGAACGTCGAGCTTTCCAGACCATCAAGAATCCGGCCTTTGATCCATCCAATTTGTCACAAGTCGCGCAGTTCAAAGCATTATGTCAGACCATTGACTTGATTGAGGCGGAAATCAATCAACGCTTGGCTACAGTGCAGGACGCGCGAACGCAGTTACAGAAACTTGAAATAGACGCTACCCTTAACGGGCGCGTCGAGGAGAATCCAAATGGCTACTAAAATCAAAGATTTGGCTACCGCTGAAAAAGCGGCGTTGAATCTGAACAAGGGACTTGAAGTTCCGGCACCTAGCGAACCGAACGCGCCACGCGAGAAAGGGACCACTGAACGACTGTTTCCTGATTTCATGACTTCCGATGGTGGAATCGTGAACAGGCCAGTCGATCAGAATCCTGCTCCAGTGCTAGCGACGGACACGCTAGTTCCGGCACCTCAAACCCAGACGCCTCAGACCAAAGCACCTACCACCCCTGTCTACATCAAGCCAGAAGATATGGCAGGCAAGATGGCGAAATTGAAAGTCGATGGAGTCGAACAAGACGTGCCAGCCGAAGACTTGTTTAAGGTCAAGCAATTGGAACGCCACTCGATCTCGCAGTTGGAGATGTTGGCGAAAGAACGAGCTCAATTCGAACGGGAACGACAGGAATTTCTGGCGAGACAAACAGTCACAAAAGAGCCAGAGAAGAAGGAACCTCCTGTGAAGGTCACGCCTGAAATGGAACGGATTGCGGCATTGGAAGCACAGATCAAGCAGTTGAATGATTCTACACTTCCAGCTCGACAAGAGGCTGCGATCAAGCAAATCGAGAAGATGGCGAAAGATAAGTTAGGGACGGATGATTTCAGATCTTATTTTGACAAGATCCGAGATATTGCTGTGACGGAAGGATTGAAGGCGAGAGCCGCTGGAGATGTTAATGCGGTCCAGTTCTTTGATTCTCCGCAGTTTTACTATCAGCAATATCAGGAGATGAAACTCCGTGATCTCATGACGAAACCTCCAGCTTCTCAAGTTCCTGCAACTCAGGCTCAACAGGGCGCTCCTGTATTGGTCAATAACGAGGGTAAACCCGTCAGCATCCCGACGTTTGAGAGTTCCAGTGGCGTTCCAAGCTCACCCAGCGAACAAGGCAATTGGCAAAGCACGTACAACACCCTGTTATCAAGGGCAAAAGCAGATCCTACGGATCTTAATTGGATGGCTGTGATGCGGCATAAGTTCCGAGAAGGTCAGCAGTGAGCTGTAAGGAGAAATCCGCATGAACCCGCCTACCAGTACGTTTCAAACGTATCAGGCGATTGGTAACCGAGAAGACTTGATCGACATTATCACCATTTTGTCGCCCATGGATACTTGGTTTACGTCGAACACAGGTTCGACGCGTGCCATTTCGACGTTTCACGAATGGCAGACCGACGCTTTAGATACGCCAGCCGCAAATGCGCAGATCGAAGGTAACGACGCGACGGCAGAAGCCGTCACAGCGACCGTGAGACTTGGGAATTACACCCAGATCTTGTGGAAGGTGTTTTTCATCTCTGAGACTCAGAGAGCGATCGTGGCTGCAGGTCGTAACGACGAAGTGGATTATCAGACTCTGAAGATGTCCAAGAGCTTGGCGCGTGACATCGAATACGCGCTGGTGTTAAACAGTTCCTCGGCTTCTGGTGCGTCTGCGACCGCTCGTCAGTTGAAAGGTGTTCTGGGCTGGATCACGTCAAACGTGACCGCTCCGAGTGCCACGACCGTAGCATTGACGGAAGCGTTGTACAACACGAATCTGGCTGTCATCTGGAAACAGGGCGGATATCCCACCGTGACGCTCGTGGGAGCATACCAGAAACAGCAGATTAGTGGCTTTACGTCGAATGTTCGGCGCATTGAGGCTGAAGAAAAGAAGCTGGTCAACTCCGTAGACGTTTACGAGTCCGACTTCGGCATGATCATGGTGCGCCTGCATCACATCCTGAACGACAATAACCCTGGATACGTTGTCAATCTAGGTGTTATGGAACTTTGGGTAAAGGCATGGCTCAGACCCGTTAACCGGATCGAGCTGGCGAAGACTGGATCAGCTGACAAGTACAAGATCGAAGCCGAACTGACGCTGGAAGCACGAAACCAGCTAGGTTCTGGGATGATTACTGGCTTGTTCTACAGCTACAACTAAAAAAGTCCGGGCTCTGCTTCGGCATCCCGGCACAATTTGAATTATGTTGATCAGCGCGAAGTACAAAAATGACTGTATTCAAGCCACTCACGTCGAAAAGATCGATGATCAAGTGCGTTATTGCAATGATCTTGCGAAAGACAGGTCGAATGGTTTCACCAAAGACCGAAATATGCGACGTTTGGGTTCATTCCCGACGTTTACGTTGATGGAATATGATCGTATTCATCCAGGTTGGTACGCACGAGTGACGGAAACAAACGATCGCGATGATAAACAGAAGGCATGGCGCGAATTTTTAGGGACAGATTACGCCAAACCTTTTATGATGGTGGAGAAACTGAAACACTAGTTCTTTTTGTGTCGGAATTATAGTCGTCAAGAATGAGTGCCAGAGCGGTGGCCGCTTCCATCGTTATATCTGGCACTCTTTTTTTATGATTAATATTCTGGGATTCGTGAAATCAAAATCGGGCTGCGATTGGTACCGTTGTGAACAGCCTTTGTTAAAAATTGCCGAAAATAAGGCAGCGCATGTCCGTTTTTTTAATAAAGGCGACGACATTGGATGGTTCGGGACTGACGAAGCGGCTCAAAAGATCGAAGGCATGTTCGAATGGGCTGATATTATCTTTGTTCCACGCCTGATTGAGGGTAAATTGATATCCGTGATGAGCACGTTCCGTAAGAACTTTGGAAAAAAGGTCGTTACTGACTGGGACGACGACATTTTCAATGTGAATCCTTTGTCTCCTTCCTATCGGCAGTTCGGGACGGAAGAAATCCGATGGAAGATGGCTGATGGGACGTGGCTTGATGGATGGATCGACGGTAAAAACATCGATCTGGCTAAGAATCGATATCAATTGAAGGCGATGACCGAAGGAATCCAGTTTTCGGATGCTTTTATCGTTACAGGTGAACCTTTGAAGAAGGCCTACTCCAAATATCATGACAATATTCATATCTGCCCAAATTCGATTGATTTAAAGCTCTGGAAGAAAATGCCACTCAAGCCAAGCGACGGAATCCGGATGGGTTGGTTTGGTGGAAACTCGCATTACGAGGATTGGCGAGCGATCATTGCTCCTTTGATCCGAAGTTTCATGGCAACCAATCCGAACGTGACTCTCGTGATTATGGGCGAGAAATGGTCAAGCCTTTTGCAGGGTGTTGACGAGAATCGCATTGAATTCCATCCTTGGGTTCATATTGAGGCCTATCCTTACAAGGCGGCACTTCTTGATCTTGATTTTGCCGTCATCCCTCTCGTCGACAACGATTTCAACAACGGAAAGAGCCCTATTAAATGGATTGAGATGGGAGCTCTTGAAGTTCCTGCTGTGACTTCGTTCGTGGCCCCTTATGACAAAGTGATGGATCTTGTTCCTGATAACGGAATCTTCGTTGAGGGAAACAGTGCCAAAGGATGGTATGAGGGTATGAACACTTTGGCTCATGATGCTGATTTGCGGAAGAAGATGGGATTAGCGGCCTACGAAAGCGTGAAGAAGTTCTATAACGCTGACGACACTTGGAAGTTATGGCTGAAGGTGTTTGAGGAAGTCAAAAGCAAGAACCTTTCTACTGCGACAGTTGCGGTTGGTAACTCCTGATGGCTATTCCTACTACCCCGACTGCTTTATCGCTTGTGACGGAAGGACTTCGTCAGGCGCGTATTTTCTATCCGACAACGCAACAGATCAATACTTACCAGAACGAAGTGATGGAACAGTTGAAGAACGATCTTTGGCAACAAGTCAAGCAGATGAAACCACTGATGACGTTTTCGTATATGGTATTGACGCCTGGACAATCACGTTATTCTTGTCCGTCAGATTACTCGTCTGATATGTCGATGGTCTGCGAGACTGGACTGTATACTGGAACTATCAATTCGGCAACGTCAAACACTATTACAGTCCCCACAATTCCGACAGGGGTGTTCGATGTCAATCAGGTCCTAGGCGAGGATCTTGTGATTATTTCTGGGACGGCAATGAATTCCGTTTCGCAAATTACGAACGTGGTAAACAACAACAATGGAACCCAGACCTTGACGGTATATCCGAATTTTCAAGGGACTCCTGATTCGACGTCTTCTTACATGATTGTCGACAATACATGGCCGATTGATCAACGACACATCGCCGAGTTTGACATGTATCATCGGTCTGGAGGGATTGATCGACCTCGATATTTCTATCCAATGGGTGACGAGGATTTTGACGAGTTTCAGTTCGATGTGGCTCCAGACAATTTCTATGTCTATTGCGTTAGGATGCGCTATTTCGTCAACATCATGACTCTTGACCTGAATTCAACTTTGATGAGTTCTCTTTACTTGAAGTTTAGAGAGTATTGGATCAAAGGAATCAAGGCTCAGGCGTTAGCGGATCAAGACGACTCGACGGCGAATGATGCTTTTCATGAGCGCGACCAGAAGTTGCAGTCACTCATTATGTCTCAGCAGTACGGAACAGACCTTCACAATTTCGCTCAGCATGTGACCGATTACCAGTGAGAGGATAACCTATGGCCGGAATTATTGAACTGACATCAGCGATCGCAGGAAGTACAAATTATGCAGTCATCAATAATCCGTCTGGCCAGCGATGGAACGGTACTTCTTTTGAGTCGTTCAACGGGGCCAATTGGAGTGCTTATGTGGTGGCTTTGACGGAAGACCGTTTCTCTGGAAATGGGACAGGGTATTATAAAGCTGTATTTCCTTTGACCATCCCAGCAGGTCGATATACCTTCACATTTTACCAGCAGGTGGGAGGTTCGCCAGCCCTAGGAGATCCGACGATTGGGAGTGGTGGTCCGATGTACTGGACAGGGACAGTTGAGGATCAAGGTTCAGCCATTACGGTGCTGGCTTTTTTCAATGCTACGATCATGAACGAGCTGACCTCACTTCCTTCTTCTACTCCTACACTATATCAGGCCATGATGTTGATGTACATGAGTCTACGAAACCAACATCTGGCCACGGCTTCACAGGAATCTATTTGTAATGCGGCAGGCGCAAGCATTACGACAGCCCCATTGTCTGACAACGGAACCACTTACACAAAAGGATCTTTCGCGTGACATTGGAGCAACGAAGACAAGCCATCGATTTCGGAAAGATTCGCGGAACTGGGATGCCAGTCCCTCCGATTGGCCTATTAACTGTTTCACAGAGGGCGCATGTAGTGAATGTCTATTACGAATCTCCAGCGCCTCCAGCACCATTCTTTTTCTGGAGAAATAGGAATCTGGTTTCGAGTTCTTGGGCCCCTAAAGTAACGCCACAAGACGGCAGTACACAGGTGATTTGATGGGATATGCTGGAACACAATTCAGAATGCCACTAACGGATACAGGATTTCGTGATGACCGGAATACTCAGTTGTTGCCTCCGACAGCCTTGTTGGTTCCTTCTTGCAATGTGAACTACCATGAGAATGGTCTTTCAAAGCGTGGAGGTACCGTGATTCAGGTGGTTGGAGGAGGACAACCAGGACAGGGCATGTTTCAGTTCCTAACCCCGACAATCCAGAAACTTGTATTCGTTTCGAATGGGGTTCTGTACAACACGAACTATTCTAACGTCCTTTTCTCCAGTTTTTCGAAGACCAACGCAGTGAATTTCTGTCAGACTTCAAAATATGTGTTCGCAGCAGACGGACAGGCAAATCCTCAATATTGGGATGGATCATCAGGATCTTCAAGCAATGTGACGCCAGCCGCTTCTTGGACAGGGAACATGCCAATCCAGATGGTAGTTCATACACGAGCTGGTTCAGGGGCTGGAGATAGGCTTTGGGCGGTGACGCCAGACGCGCTTTGGTATTCGAAACTCAATACTCCGACGGACTTTCTTAACAGTGATGCAGGAACTATCCCGATTGATTCCATTGGAGGTCTTGTAGGTGCCTATGATTTGGGTGGGCAACTATTCGCATTCTCGAAAACTCAGACGTTCTTGATTCAAGACACCGATTCTTCGATAGCAAACTGGGGATATACCAATGCTCTTTGGGAAGGCGGGGTCGCTTCTTGGAGGCTGATTGATAAGGCCATGAACAATCTCTTTTTCATGGCTGAGGATGGACTGATTTACAATTTGTCTGGAGTGCTAACGACAGGAGCATACAATGCGGCTCCTCTTAACAGGCCAGCATTCGTAGATAAGTTCATTCGTGACAACGTTAATCTCGGTAATGTCCAGAATTTTCATGTGTCCTACGATCGGAAACTACGTGCCCTTAAATTCTTCATGCAGGAAGGTGGATCTGGAAACAATATCGCGTTGACTTACTTCATTGACAAACGCCCAGAGAGTGCCTGGATTGTCCACAACAACACCAATTTTACTTCTGGATATAACGCTTCCTGTTCATGCGAAGTCAGAGTAGCAGCTGGGAATTATCAGGTTTGGACGATGGACTATACAGGCAACGTCTGGGGCCTTGAACAGACTTCACGTGATGACGCAGGGAACGCTTATCCTGTTATTATCAACACCAAAGCTCAGGATTTGCAGATTCCTAGAAATAACAAACACTTGTTTGCGATGGCATTGCGTGGCGATGCGTCGGGGACTGTCAATTTTACGATGTATCCGACGGTAGAAGGGCAGGCGCTGGCTTCGCAGACGTTTACGATGGGTGGCACTGGTTCGGTGTTTAATACAGCGACATTCAACAATTCAACATTCGCGACGGACCTCATAACAACGGCTCCGGTTGGTCTTGGAGTTTATGGTAGAGACCTTCAACTTCAATTGATCGAAAACGAGGTGGGGGTAGACTTCTTTTTAGCCGAGCTCCTTTATATGGTCAAACCTCTTGGAATCAAGGTGGCGCAATGACACCCTATTCGAAAGATTATATTGCTTCAGGAGACGTCTTCGCTGACGAGATGGTGTTCTGCATCCGTTGCGGGACGCAGACTATGGGTCTTGGATACAAAGAAATGCCAAGCGTAAATGATCCGAAGAAGCTCGTGAATGTCGCTCATAAGAAACAGTTCGGGAATTATCGACAGATGCCAGTAGTTTTGTCTCGTCGAGGACGAGAGAGTATCACGAGTTTGCCCTGCTGTCAGGAATGCGTAAAGGAAATTGATCCTTCTCGTGATACCGATTTACTCATTAAACAAATTAAGCGAGCGATGCAGATTGAAGCGCGATATGTCGGAATGCCAGAGGAAGCGGTGGAAGCCATCTCGAAGGCGTGGGCTGACGCACGAATCGTTCGGAAATGCAATCCTGAAGAAGCGGCCACAGGCAGAATTATGGAGGCTGTATGAGTCAGGCGCAGTTCACGATCCCTCTCATCACTGTCATTCCTGGACAGTTGATCACAGCGGCTCTCTGGAATAATGAATTTGTGAATCTTCAGACCAATCTCAATCCTTCTGGGATTGGTGGGTACTCAGATACTGATACCCAGATGCAGATTCAGACGGCTCCATATCCCGGGTCCGTGACCAGCCATGCGTCTAGTTTGGCTGGAGAATTGGAACGGGTTCGATACCAAATCAGCCAGATCTTAGGCCCGACAACTCCAGAGTTCTGGTATGCCGCTCCTCCAACAAACTTAACAGCATTGGCTGGTATTGCGCTTCCATTGGGAGCAGTAATTGACTATCACTCGGCCACTCCTCCAAACTCCAACTTTTTGTTGGCAAATGGACAGGCTATTGGACGAAGCGCTTTTGCGGGATTGAATGCTCTTTATAGCGCGGCTTCTTATCCATTTGGAAATGGTGACGGATCGACCACCTTCAACCTTCCGAATTACACTGATCGGATGTCTATTACAGCTGGGAACCTTTATGCGCTGGCGGCAACAGGTGGTGCTGTCAATGCGACTTTGGCGGCTAATCAGATTCCAACTTCGTCCCTTGGAGTTTCCGTAACTGATCCTGGTCATAATCATATCCAGAACGCGCATAGCCATGGAGTTACCGATCCAGGACATACCCACCTTGAAAAAGGAGATACGACAGGTGGTGGTTCTGGTGCGGCAGTAAGTGGTAATTTTGGGTTTAGTGGAACAGATACGACCACAGGGAACACAACTGCTAGTGCAACAACAGGGGTCACGACAAACAATGCTACAGCGACAAATAACGCAAATACAACGGGTATTACAGCTTCTGTGACAGGGGGAGGATCAACACCAGTCCCTACATTACCTCCTTATATCGGTATGTACAAGATGATTCGAGTTCTATGAAAAAGATATTCGACGACGGCATTTTGGAAGCTACTCTTTACGCGAATGGGTGGGTGTTTTGTCGATGGGTGAAAAACAAGCATGGGCGACTACAGAAGAAACTTATTAAGGACTTGAATTTGATCGAGACATTCATATTTAAGTCAAAGCTCGTAGGATGGTTTACGGATTCGGAGTTGGTCCATACGGATTTTCATAAGTTACTTATTAAGTT